CCACCGCAAGGCAGAGGAAATGGAAAAGAACCTGAACCAGCCGGTAAACCAGCCGCTGACCGGGAAGCCTTATGCAGGCGGCCAGGGTGAGCCAAAAACAGGACGTGCTTCTGATGAATACCGCAGGGCAATGCTGAATGCACTGAGAAGCAACTTCCGCCAGGTTTCCAACACCCTTCAGGAGGGCGTGGATGCCGATGGGGGTTATCTGGTTCCGGAAGAGTATGACAGAAGACTGGTTGATGTTCTGAATGAAGAGAATATCATGCGCCGTTTTGCCACAAGAATCGTGACTTCCGGGGAGCATAAGATCAATATTGCGGCTACCAAGCCGGCGGCAAGCTGGATTGAGGAAGGCGGGGCACTGACTTTCGGGGATGCGACTTTTGACCAGAAGATTCTGGATGCACATAAGCTTCATGTGGCGATTAAGGTAACGGAGGAACTGCTTTATGACAATGCCTTTAATCTGGAAAATTACATCATTGTCCAGTTTGGAAAGGCACTTGCCAATGCGGAAGAGGATGCTTTCCTGAACGGAAACGGAACAGGGAAACCGACCGGTATTTTTGACGGAACAGGCGGAGGGCATCTGCTGAATACACTGGCTGCAGCTTTGAAATCAGATGACATGCTGGATCTGGTGTATGGTCTGAAACGTCCGTACCGTAAAAATGCATCCTTTATCATGAATGATGCAACACTGCCTTCCCTTAGAAAACTGAAGGACAATAACGGTGCTTATATCTGGCAGCCGGCTTACCAGGCCGGGGAACCGGACAGGATCCTGGGTTACAAGGTGGAGACTTCTGCTTATGCACCGAAGGACGGCATCGCTTTTGGGGATTACAGCTATTACAACATTGGGGACCGTGGAAACAGATCCTTTAAGCAGCTGAATGAACTGTTTGCAGGCAATGGAATGATCGGTTTTGTTGCAAAGGAACGTGTGGACGGAAAACTGGTTCTTCCGGAAGCTGTGCAGATCATGAAACTGAAAGCTGACTAATGTGCAGGAATGACAGGGGATGGCGTAGGCTGTCCCCTGCTTTAACCGAAGCCGGGAAGGTTTCAATTGTGAAAAAAGCAGTGGTGGAATGTTCGCCGGTTTGAAAATCAGATCAGTTAGGCGGCGAGCATGAAGAATGATGAACGGAATGGAAACAGGAAAATCTGCGGGAGGTGACGGGATGTCCTGGGTGGTTCATGAGGATATGAAGATTGAGATGACAAAGGGGGATACGCCTTCTTTTGCGTTCCAGGCATTTCTGCCGGACGGCTCGGAGTATGAGTTTGAGGAAGGTGATTCCGTGGTCTTTGCAGCGAAGCGGAATAAGGCAGATCCGGAGCCAGCGGTACGGATCGAGGCAGATGTGAAGGAAAAAGTGATCAGATTCGCAGAGGAAGATACAAAGCATCTGGAACTGGGAAAATATATCTGGGAGCTGTCCTTAAACAAGAGCAGCGGTTACCAGTGTACATTTATTGCAAATAAGGTTTTGAAACTGACGGTGGAGGTGGCGTGATGGAGCAGCTGACAGGGACCATGAGCAGTGTTCCTAATTCAAATAATTATGAAAATATGAGCCATAAGCCGCAGATCAATGGTGTGGAGCTGACCGGAAATAAAACTTCGGAAGAGCTGGGGATTGGCGGCGGTGAGGTAACCAGGCAGGAACTGGAAGATGCCTTAAGGAATAAGGTGGATAAGGAAACCGGGAAAGGACTTTCCAGTAATGATTTTGGGAACAGTGAAAAATCAAAGCTGGAGGGGATTGAGGAAGGCGCACAGAAGAATGTGCCGGTACCGTCAAAGGTAAGTGAACTGGAAAATGACAGCAAATTCCAGACCGAGGAACAGGTACAGGAGATAAGGAAGACTGTGGAGGAACTGGGAAGGCGGATGGATGAACTGACGGATGGAAACGAGGTGGCGTACTGATGGCAAATGTGCTTGTAAATGAGAAAACACTGAAAGCTATTGCAGATGCAGTGCGTGCCAGGGGCGGTACTTCTGCCCTGATGAAACCGGGGGAGATCCCGGATGCAGTGAGCATGATCCCGTCAGGCGGAAGCACTGCGGATATGTCCCTGCCGGTCCGGTTCTTTGATTATGAGGGAACCCTGCTGTACAGCTTTTCCCTTGAGGAGCTTGCCGGGCTGGAACGCCTGCCGGATCTGCCGTTTCACGAAGGTCTGGTGTGTACGGGCTGGAACTGGACACTGGAGGATCTGAAAGTAACAAACCGGGAGATGAATGTGGCTGCACAGTATGTTACGGATGACGGGGCCACAAGGTTTTATGTGACGCTGGATGAAGATATGCTGGAGCCACAGGTTTCTTTTGGCCAGAGTTTCAGTAACGGTGTGAAGGTGGACTGGGGTGATGGAAGTGAACTGGAAACAGCAGAGGGATGGAATTATAACAGGATTACCCTGACACACCGGTACCAGAAAGCAGGGGAATATGTGCTTCGGTTTCTGCCGCAGGAAGACAATATGGTTATGTTTATGGGAAGTTACAGCGAGGGGTCTTATGTTTTTACGGCAGGAAAGAAAAGTAAAGAGGAAAACATGAAGTATCTGTCAGCAGTGAGGAAAATTGAAGTGGGAAGGAATGTGAAAGAACTGGATTCCTACTGTTTCTGCTATTTTTCGAGACTGGAGACGGTCACACTGGAAAAAACAGACGGTCTGTTTGGAAATGGGATTGTAAAGTGCTGTTATGGTCTGAAATTTTTGGGGATTCCGGGCAATATGGAATCAATTCCAAGATATTTGTGCGAGCAGTGCATAAGCCTGAAAAATGTATCTGTTCCGAACGGAATAGGCACAATCCCTGATAATGCATTTTCGGAATGTCATTCTCTGGAAAAAATCACTATGCCGGAGACAGTCACATCGCTTGGAAAATTTGCCCTGAATGAGTGTCTGGCCATGAAAGAACTGTATCTTCCAGAGAAAGTATCTGCTATTGATGGCAGCATATTCAGAAAAGACTGGCTTCTGGAAGGAATCCGGCTTACAGATGGCATAACGGAAATTCCGGACAATGCTTTTTCAGGATGTTATATGCTGACAGAACTGGTAATTCCTGCGGCTGTGACGGCAATTACCAAGTATGCATTTGAGAACTGTAAAGGAATGAAACGGTATTATTTTCTGCCGGTTTTACCGCCGAAGCTTTCCGGAGCAACTGTATTCAATGGGATTCCGGAGGATTGTAAGATCTATGTGCCGAAAGGAAGCCTGGAGGCTTATCAGACGGCGAATAGCTGGAGTAATTACGCTTCCTATATGGTGGAAATGGAAGGTGACGTTCTGTGATCGTGACAGTGAAGGAAATGAAGAATTACCTGAGGGTGGATTTTGACGATGATGATGTGTTACTTTCTGATCTGATCGAGCAGGGGCAGCAGATCTGCATGGATGTGGCAAGGATCACGGATGAAGATGAGTTTGAAGATCTGCAGGGGACGAAGATTGCCGTGCAGTATGCAGCGGCGTATCTGTACGAACACAGGGAGGAGGCGGATCATCATCAGCTGGTGATAGATCTGCGGAATCTTCTTTTCGGAGTGAGAGAGCCGGGGTTTTAAGAAATGCCGGTGAGACAGACAAGTCGTTAGGAATGACGGGGCAGGTGGGAACAAATGGACATTGCTTTGATGAATGAGAAGGTGGTTTTTCAGAAGTGCTCTGTGGTGGTGGACAGGATTGGAAACCGCCGGAATGAATGGACGGATGAATACTGCTGTTTTGCCACAATCGGCGGTGAGGGGCTTGCCAGTTCCAGGGAAGCGGAAACCGCAGGGACTGTGGTGGAAGATGTGGGAATGACTGTGACGGTGCGGTACTGTAAAAAGACTGCAGGCATCCGGTCTGTTACCCACAGGATCCTGTTTCGGGATCAGGTGTATGACATTGTGAGTGTGGATCATCTGAATTATAAGAAGAAGTGTCTGAAATTCACATGCAGGAAGGTCCGGAGGTGAGACATGGCAGGAGACAGATGTACAGTCAGCCAGATGGCAGATGTGATCATGGAAGGGCTGGAAGAGTACGCACAGCTTGCAGCGGATGATATGAAAAAAGCAGTGAAGAAGGCAGGTGCACAGGCGAGAAAAGACATCCAGGAAAATGCTCCTGTGAAGACCGGTGTTTATGCAAAGAGCTGGGCGGCGAAGACCACGAAAGAAACTGCCAATGCGATGGAAATCGTGGTGTATTCCAGGAACAGGTACCAGCTGGCCCATCTGCTGGAGTTTGGCCATGCCCTGCGGAAGGGCGGCAGGACAAGGGCGTTTCCCCATATTGCGCCTGCTGAGGAAAGGGCTGCGCAGACTCTGGAACGGGAAGTGGAGAAGGCACTGAGGTGATCAGGAGGTGAAAGCATATGACACTGGAAGAACTGGCAGGGATGCTGGAAAAGACTGGTTTTCCTTTCGCTTATGACCATTTTGCGGAAGGGGAAAGCCCGGATCCGCCGTTTATCTGTTATCTGCTTCCCGGCAGTGATAATTTTGCGGCAGACGGACGGGTATACTTCCGAATCAGTGAAGTAAGAATAGAACTTTACACGGACCGGAAGGATCCCGGGGCAGAAGCTCTGGTGGAAACAGTTCTGGATGATGCCGGGATTTTTTATAATAAGTCGGAGGCCTGGATTCAGAGCGAAAAGCTGTATGAGGTGCTGTACAGTATGAAACTGTAATGAGTTGTTTAATGATGGAGGGATAATATGTCTGATAAGAATAACAAGGTGAAGTATAACCTGAAAAATGCGCATTACGCTTTACTGACGATCGGGGAGGACGGGGCGGTGTCCTATGCAGC